GCCATAGCCCGCGGTGAAGTTCACCGTGACGTCGAGCGCGCCCGTGCCCAGCGTCGCCGGCCACGAGGACGTGCTCTTCAGCACGACCCGGCCGATGTTGTCCACGCTGTAGGCGTGGTACTCGCTGCTCGCCAGCGTCTGCGTGGCGCCGGCTGCGTCGGTGTAGGTGATGCTCGACACACTCAGCCAGGGCGAGCGGGGCAGGATGATCTGCCCGGATGCGGGGAAGGCCTCTAGCTGGTAGGAGAACGCCCGCGTGATCAGCGCGCGCCGTGTCTCGTTCTCGATGCACTGCGTGGCCGTGAGCACGAGCGTGGCGATGTATGTGTCGTCCTGCGCGTGATAGATGCGCGCATGCGTCTTCAGTTCGCTGGTGCTCACGGCCGCGGTAACCGCGCCTGCGTCGTTCAGGTTCGTCATCATCGCTTGGCTGCCTTCCTGACCGCCTTGCAGCAGTCGGGCTTCACGCAGGCTTCTGGCTGGTCTGGGTGGCTCTCGGCGCGTTCGGCGAGCCCGGTGGAGATCAGTTCGATCGCGGTGCGCTCATCGACGGTGATCAAGTCGCCAGGCGCATGCACGGCCTGCTGGACGATGAATGGCTGGATGACTCGCACGGTCTGCATGGTTGGAAATCCGCCCGGAGGCTTTCGCCCCCGAGCGGTGTGGGTTCAGGTGAGTGATCAGCTGGAGCTGGTGCTCAGGTAGCGGAAGGCGTTCACGTTGGTGACCGTGAAGTCTGTGCGCGATTGGGCAAGCATTCCCGTCTGGTTCGTCTCGGCGTAGCGCTCGCGCAGCACCTTGAGGGTGTAGCCGTTGCGCTCACCGATGACCGCGTAATCGAACGCACCGATGACCGCCAGCTTCGCCGGGTTGCCAGTCGTGCCCGCGCTGGACACGGCGTAGGACGGGTACACCGGGATGCCCATGAACCGATCGGGCTCTCCGAGCACGCCGCTGGGCTGCCAGAAGTAAGTGGTGGTTGAGGTGCTGATGATCGCCAGCTTGCGCAGGTTCTGCAGGAAGCTGTCGCTGCAGACGATCGCGGTGCTCGGGTGCATGCGGTACTCGCGCGGCAGGCTGTAGACCCAGTCGATGAGGTCAGCAATCGCGTAGGTCGGTGCTGCCGCGGTGCCGGCCAAAGCCTTGCCGTCGGCGATCAGGTTCTGGCCGGTGCTGGTGTAAGTCATCAGGCCGCGAGGGTTGGGAGCAGTTGCGTTTCCGGCGATGAAGCCGTTCTCCTCCACCTCGGCAAATTTGCGGGAGAACTGCTCCGTCAGGATCGACTCGATCGAGAAGCCAGGGCCGCGAGCGGGGGCGTCCTCGATCAGTTCGTTGCTGATCAGGGCGAGACCGGCGATGCGACGCGGCTGCAGCGTGCGAGCGGCGAAGGTGCTGCCGCCTTCCGACGCGACCGAACCAGCCTCAGACACAAAGCCCGCGTTGACGAGGCCCGTCTCGATGGCGATCTCGCGCTTGAACGAACCCAGCGGCATGACCTTGCACAGCTTGCGCATGATGCACATTTGCTGCAGGCGCTTGGTCAGCTCCTGGTGGAACTCAGTCGGGGGCAGCACGTCGCCGGAGCCCGCGGTGCCCTCGGACAGGGCGCGCATTTCGGCGACGGGGGTGTGCTCGCCGCGCTTGAGGTAGGTCTCGTAAGCCTTGACGTACTCGTCGCTGCAGCGGAAGTCGCCGAAGCGCGGGGCGCGCTGGGCGGTCTCGCGAGCAGCAGGAGCGCGGCGAACTTCGGGCGCGTCCGGGCCCACGTCAACGAAGCCGGCGTCCTTGTCCTTCGCGGCGAGGCCCATCAGCGCGTGGTTGCGCTCGATCTGGCTCTGCACGCTGCGGTACTCGGCGTTCAGTGCGTCGAACTTGGCGGTGTCCTCGGCGCTCATGTCGCCGCCGTTGGCGTTGGCCGCCTCGATCATGTTCTGCATGGCGCGGTAGCGGGCGTCGTTGCCCTCGCGCAGTTCCTTGTAACCCTTCATGGTGTGTTCCCTTTCAATGTGCGGCGATTAGCCGCGGTGGATTCCGAATGCCGCGTTCACGTCAGTCAGCGCACCTGCGCATCGAACCGACACGATGAACGCGACTTCGTTCGTGGCGGCGTAAGTTTCATTCAGCCTGGTCACGCTGACGCCGTTGCCGGCGAATGCGAGCAGGTAGCGAGAAAGATCAGCGGCGACGACCAGCTGCTCGCCGGCCTGTGCTCCGTTCGTCGTTCCAAACTGTGCCGGGCTCATGTCGTAATGCATCCAGGGTCGACCCCAGATGACGCGATCGCCGACGCTCAGCATGTTCGAGGCCGATCCGGTGGTGCTGGAGCCAAATCCAGTGCCCACGCTCGTGGTGGTGTTTCGGTGCATGGTTGCGTTGAAAATCCACGTCGCCCGCTCCCAATAGTGCGGGGCCAGTCGGTCGTCCATGCACAAGCCAAGGGTCGCGGACAGAACTGCATTCGCGGTTCCTAAGTTGCCAGCGCTTGAACCGAGAATTGTGGTGGTCGTGGCACTGCGGCTGTAGCGCTTGAGCGTGTTGATGATTCCGTGACAGGCGTCGCTGCTGGCGGCGCTCGCCGTGCCGGCGGTCACGCTGTCGTCCTTGTTTCCCATCAGGATCTGCCGACTGAGTTCACGCAGAATGTCCTGCGAAGCCTGCTTCACGATGATGCTCTCGACGCTCGTGTCGCCCATCTGCGCCGAATCCTCGACCAGTTCGCGCGAGGCGCGCACCATGACGCTGATGCGCTTCAGGGTGAAGGGTGAGGTGCCAGTGCCCGTGTTACTGGTGCCTGGATGGGTGAAGCTTGGCACCGTCACCTGCGCCTGGCTGCCAGCAGTCGCGTCGATCAGGGTGCCGCCTTCTCCGGGGTTGTTCTGCACGCTAAATCCGCGAGGAGCGGAGCTGGTGCTGTTCACCGGCGTGATGATCGGCACGCTGAAAGTGCCCGTCGAGGTGTAGACCTTGCTCACCTGTCCAACGATTCGATCGTCGCCAAGTTCGGCCATGAACATGTTCGAGTAGGTCGTGGGGAACAGCACGGCGCCGCCCGTCGCGCTGCCCTCGCTCAGTGCGCGAGCCTCCACGTCGGTCAGACCGTTGTGCCCACGGGCGAGGTAGCGCGAAAACAGGCCGCGGTACTCCTCGCTGTTCCGATCCATTTGGTTCTTCTTCTCCATCGCAGTCTCCCGTTAGCGCCGGGGTGCGACGAAAAAGGCGCACTAGCCCGGCGGTTCGTTGTCTTCCAGTTCAACGCCGCTAGCAGGCCAGTGCGCCACGAGGGCAAGCACGGAGGTCTGTCTCGCGCGGTGGTGTGCGTGCACTAGGCAGTGGCACCCACGCGCGGCAGGTATTCAATTGGCCGCCATTGTCGCGTCTAAAAAACGCGATGCAAGGGCGGGGGGTCAGCGCGGCGGCAGCAGGCGGATCGTGCGGCGCACGGCCTCGGTCTGCGCCTCGCGAGCCTCGACGCTGGTGGCCGGGTTCGCCGGGAACGTCACGAGCGAGATCTCCAGCAGGTCGGCGTCGAGGATGACGCGCACGGGCTTGTCCTTGCCCTTCTCGTACTTCTCAGCCCGCACCATAAAGCCGAAGCTGCACTGGCTGACGACGCCGCTCTCAACGAGGGCGTGCGCCTCGCGGGCGGTCGCCGTGTCGGGCAGGGTCGCCTCGAAGCCGAGCCCGGTGGCGTCGGTGAACAGGCGCAGGTTGCCGGCGCGGACGCGGGCGAGCGGCTTGCCCGTATCGTGATTCCAAAGCAGGGCGATGTCTCCGGGCTCCTCCATCGAGCGGGCGAAGGCGTTGGGATCGACCCGCTCCATCTCGCGACCCATGTCGTAGGCGGGTTCCCAGACCACGGCATAGCCGCGCACCTTCAGGTCAGCGGCAGGGGCAAGGGTGCCGAGGGCACGGGTCTCAGGCTTCGGGGTTGGCATCGGTGTTCTCCAGCAGGGGTGCGTGTGTGGTTTCGAGGCGCACCATCTCCAGCAGCTCGTCGGCTGCCACTTGGGGAAGGTCGCGCCATCCGTCGATCGTTTCAGACAGGGTGCCGATAGCCGTCACCGCGTTGCGCAGGTGGCGGGCATGTCGGAGCAGGGCGGCGTCGAGCGCCTTCGTGGCGCGCTCCTCGTTGCCCAGGAGCCCGCCCAGACCGCGCACCGTTGCGCGCAGGTCATCGTCGATGCAGTCGATGGGCGGTTCCCACTTGTCGAGCTTCGATTGGGTGCGCTGCTTCAGCAGGTAATCCGAGACCCGCTGCAGATGGCGACGGAAGGCGCCCTCCACGGCTGGACGCACGGCAGCCATCGCAGACGCAGCGGCACGGGCTGCGCTGTACGCCTCGTCCTGCGCGTCCATATCGACGCTAGGGGCGACCGCCTCGGGCTCCACGTCCACAGACGGGGGCACGCCGTCCGATGGCGCAGCGGGCTCGCTCGGGGCTGGAGCGGGCTGCCCTGGCGCCTCGGTGTTCATCGGCAAGCGGATCGTGTCGCCGCCATCGACCGCCGGCAGACCTTCGCGCGCGCGGATCTCGTTCGGGGTCAGGATGCCATTCGTCACCGCGACCGCGTAGGCGGCGTAGCGCGTGCTCATGTCGGCGCGCAGCAGGCTGTCGAAGTTGATGCGCGTGCAGTAGCGCTCGCCGCGCTGGATCAGCTTGCGGCTGGCCTCCTGCTCAAGGCGGGCCGCCCAGCCGGCCAGCGTGTGCTTCACGAACTCTGCGTCGGCCTGCTCGTTGCTGCTGTAACTCTGGCTCTCTGTGTCGCCCACCTTGTGCGCAGGCACGCCCAGCGCCGCCGCGATCTGCTGCCTGCAGTACTTGCGCATCTCGATCAGCTCGTTGTCTTTCGCTGTCGCTTGGATGCTCTCGTAGGTCAGACCGTCTTCGAGCACCGCCACGCGGCCGGCGCGGCTGGCGCCACCGTGCGCAGCCTGCCACGCATCGCGCAGGCGCTTGCTGGCCTCGGGGCTCAGGCGGCCCGGCATCTTGAGCACGCCGCCGGGCACCGCGCCCTGGGCAAAAAACCGCGTTACGTATTCCGTGACCTCCAGCTCTAGCCCGATCAGGTCGCGCATCTGGTGGATGAAGGGCACGCCGAGCATGGCCTCGAACGTGGTCGGCCCGACGAGGTGGAACATGTCGTAGCCGCGGAACCGCCGCATCTGCTTCTCTTCGTTCTTGCCCGTGTACTTGCCCGTCCAGACTTGGTAGTACGGCTGGTTGTCGCCGTCGCGGTACATGGCGACGTAATCGCTTCGCAGCGGCTCCAGCGCCACGGGGCGGCCAGCCTTGTCGCGGTGGATGTAGGCGAAGAAGTTGCCAGTGAGCAGCGCCGAAGTGAGCGCCATCTCGCGCCACTGGATCGCGCCGATGTCATCCGACGCTTCGTAGTTCAGCAGGTTGTAGAGCGGGTGCTCGCTGTCGGCGACCTTGCCCTCGGGCG